AAAAATCGGTAGTGTAAATATAAAAACTAAAAAATATCGAATAAAATCGTTTTTATAGTTGACACCGAATAAAATCGGTGTTATAATAATCTCATAAAGTCAAACAAGCGAACAATCATGGAGCATCCAGTACGGCAGACGGAACGGGCTCAAATGACGGTACACGACGTATCCACCGCGACGTAAGTAGCAAGTTTGGCAAATAAAAAGCCCCAGAGGGGCGGGAAGGAATATAATATGGATAGTCTAAGTGAAATTGTTAATAAACAAGAAGAGAGGATTCAAAAACTTGAATCTGAAGTTGCTTATTTGAGGGGTGTTATTAAGGGGTTGTTGGATTCCCGTTAGAAGTCAAACCCAACATTTGCGCAATTTCCGCAATATCTTTTATCTTAGAAAAATCCCCAGTCTTAATAGCTTCATTTGCAATTTCTTGTCCAGCTTGATAAATTGGGTCATCTTTTTGAGAAGTAACATTGATATTTTCACTCTCATTATTTAGTACATTAGTTAAATTAGTAGTAATATTTTTGTCACCGCTCTTGTTGTTGATACTTTTAACCATAATTTCAAGTTGTGCATTGAATTCAAGAATATTTGGGGCGATTGTTTCATATATTAGGGTTCGGATACTTGAAATATCAAAAGGGAGTTCATTAATATTTTGCGCAATTATAATGTAGGGCTTTTCTAAAGCAATTCTATATCCCAATTCAAACATTACATTAAGGTTGTTGCCAGAAACATCAGCAATCACTAAGTCAGAATTTTTTAGTTGATCAATAATTGATAGATCAATGCGTTCAACGGAAAAAGAAGTGTCAGCACGTACTACTTCATATCCCAGCTCTTTAAGTGTTGGTGTTAAATATACAGACATAACAAAGTCAGAAATTTTTCTCTCTTGAGAATTATCGGTTCCGATAGGGGTTACAAAAAAACATTTTTTCATTATAATTTCTCCGTTTTCTTTCAATTATAACATTTTTGGATGGAGATATTAATAAGAAAATGAATAGTAATTGGTTAATTGGGAAGACTGGCGAACAGGTTCGATTCCTGAACTTCCCTTACTGCGTATGCAGAAATTTAAAACACAGAAAGGAGCCAGTATGGCAGAGAAAACACCACCAAAAATCAAGCTAAAAGCTGCAAGAACCAATGCTGATTTTTCAGCTAAAGAAGTTGCTAAAATTGTTGGTAAAAACTATCAAACTATTTTAAGTTACGAAAAAGATAGCACTGAAATTCCTATGAGTTTAGCAAAAAAATTAGCTGAAATTTACGATTACCCTATTGATTTTATTTTTTTAGGAAAAACAACCGAGTATAAACGGTTTAAATCATATTAGAAAACTGAAATAAGAAAGGATTCAGAAATGAACCAATTAATTACAATCACACAAAACGAAAACAACGACCAAGTAGTAAGCGGTCGTGAACTACATGAATTTTTAGAAGTAAAAACACCTTATCATATTTGGTTTGAAAGAATGACAGAATATGGATTTACTGAAAACGTTGATTTTATAGGTTTTGAACAAAAAAGTTCAAAACTAGGCGGACGTCCAAGTGTTGACCATGCGTTAAAAATTGACATGGCAAAAGAAATTTCCATGATTCAACGTAACGAAAAAGGGAAAAAAGCTCGTCAATATTTCATTGAAGTTGAAAAAGAACTCAAACAACAGCTTTTACCACAAACTCCAGAACAACAAATCGCATTACTCGCCCAAGGTAACGTGAACTTGAATAAAAAAGTTGAACAAATCGAAAATTCAGTTCTTGATTTGACTGACCGATTCGGGCTTCCTTCAAATAAAGCTAAAGTTTTGCAGAAGAAAGTAGCAAGCAAAGTTTATATGTTTACTGGTGGTAAGTATTCAAATGCTCATAAGAAATTAGGAGCCAAGGTATTCAGAGAGTTTTATAAAGATTTGAACAATCGCTTCGATGTTGTGAAGTATAGCGATATTCCATTAAGCCGTTATGATGAAGCAACAGAATATCTTGACATGTGGCAACCATCTTTCAATACAACGCTTGAAATTCGTGGATTGAACTCACAAACCAGTTTTGATTTTGAAGCTTAGAAAGGAAATTAAAATGCCATACGCAAAAATAACCTATCTACCTGTAGAAAATGCAGAAGATGCAGAATGGTGTGACAAAAAACACCTTATGGAAGTCTGGCAAGGCTTATCAAAAGGCACATTAACAGCCTGGCTCACTGAAATGAGAGACCGACCTGAATTTAAAAAAGGTGTACTCAATCCAACTCACGGTCTTGTATTTATCAATAAAGAAATATTTAAAGAGTTTGTAGAGTGGAAAGAAGCAACTCGTTATAAGAGTTATAAAAAATAGGAGTTACTCATGACCTACACATACATAGAAAGGAAAATAATGGAAACTGCAACTAGAAATGGTCGTGAAGTTCGACTAATACCAACACCAGTTGGTCATAAACTACAAGAAATCGATGTAGATTATAAAAAATTATATGAGCAAGCAGTAGCTCAAGCGTCACGATTCTCACAAGAATATTGTGATGAAACTGCTGAAAAACGTTACTGGTACCAACGTGCAATGGAAAACGAAGTTTATCGTGAAGCGTGGGAAAGAGAACATCGTTTTGACAATATCGATTTAATTACTGTAGCAAAATAAAAAAGCTCCTATCAGCAACTAGGAGCGCGATAAGGAGAAAACATGTCAATAATACTAAATATAGCAATACTTGCTGTCAACCTAATTAACTTAATTGTACTCTTGAAAATCAACAAAGAATGATTTAAAAGTTTTAAAATGGTGGATTTTATTATCGGTTTTTACAACAATTTTATTTGGGATTTTTGAAACGTAATAACTAAAGGATTCACTTTGAGATGGTAATAAAAATACTTCATGAGTAAAGTTTTCACTTGTAACTTGGTTAGCACTGTATGCATTACCAAGCAAATATGGATTAATCCCAAGAGGACCCATTCTAACCCCCATTATATACTGAGTGTTTTCCTTCTCCCATTGTTTAGCTTTATCTTCAAGTATTTTTTCATCATATTCAATAGGAGAAAAACCATTATCAAAAACTTGTTCTTTTTCTAGAAATAATTCAATATTTTTGATTACCAAGGGATTAGAAGAAGTATTGATAACACAAAATTCAACTCTTGTTTGATTACGGTTATTAGCTTTAAAAGTTGAAGATAATTCAATTGAAAATTGATTTGCCTTCCAGGTATAAATGGTTGAATAGATTGCTAATACTAAAGCAATAAAGGCCATAATTGTATCTATTGTGATATCGAATGAAAAATTCAAATTTAATACTCCTATCTTTTAAAACGATTATAACAAAAAGGGGATTTTATATAAATAAAAAAATAAATAAATTAAAAATAAAAAGCCCTCGCAGGCAAATGGAGGTTCTAATGGATCAAGTAAAAACAATTAATCATCTTGGACAAGTAGTTTATCAAGAGTCAGTCGAATTTTATAAAGAAAAACTCTCAGTTTACTCAAAAGATTTTCTTCAAAATTCGCTCATCCCTCAGCTTTATGAATGGTCAAATGCTTATAAAGCAGCGGTTGAACTGACAAAATAAAAAAGCCCGCACGGGCATGCGGACTAAGACGTGATATACATCTTTATATATTTTTATACTTAGATTATATCACGTTTCAACAAAAATAGGAAACGGAGAACATTAAAAATGGATAACACAGATATTTATACAACTAAAACAGTGACAATTCCAATTGAAGAATATAAAGGACTGATTGAACGCAAGTCTTTTATTAATCCTAAAAAAGTAGCTAGAGAAAAAACTCCTTGGGAAGAGTTGGATGAAGAAGTTCAAGAATTCTTTACCTCACCAACTGGCCGCATGCATCTTAAATGCTTAAATGCAATCGTAACTGGTCTATCTTGTACAAGCCTTTATAAAACTTGGCGGACAATGGTAACTCTTCATTCTGGTTCATATACAAGATGGTACACAAATCAGGATGTCGATACTGCTAGAGAGATTTTCGAAGAAATGAAAGCATGCATTAGATAGAAACGGAGAACATTATGGAATTACAACTTATACCAGTAGATGGCGATGGGCAAAGGGTTGACTTGAATCCATCAGCTATAAAAGATATGGATAATATCACACTTACAGAGTTCTTAGCTCAGGCAAAGATTATAGCTGACCTTTATAAAAAGGGCGAAACTGAGGTTAAAAAACGGCTTGATGAAGGTCAACAATTCAATCGTTTGAGTTATGGCAAAGCATCCGAACGAAGAATTTTAAAAATGGATAATAAACAGAAACGTGACTTAGTAATTTCTCGGGGTTGGGATTGTGTAGAACCAATTCCATTGGGCAAATTAATAGAAAGATTCGGGAAAGATATCGAAAACGAATTGCCAGTAGTAACTACTAAAAATAAGCCACCTCTTAAATGGGATGCGTGAGGTTCAATAAATGAAAATTACAAAAGCAACTGACTTAAGTCGGACTGATAACTGGCGCATCTTATTGTATGGTAAGCCTGGGCTTGGTAAGACGAGTGCAATAAAAGGATTGCCTGGAAAGACGCTAGTTCTCAGTTTAGATAATTCACACAAAGTGTTGGCAGGTATAACAAACATTGATGTGAGAACAATTGACGAAGAAGGGAAAATTTCTTTTGATAAAGAAAATCCTGACAAAGATATTAAAACATTCATAAGAGAAGTTGATGGAGTTTTAGATCAATATGATAATTTGGTGATTGATAATTTTACTAGTTTTCAATCAGATTGGTTTGTTGAACGTGGAAAAAATTCAAAGAATGGAATTTCAAACGAAATCCAAGATTGGGGTCAATGGCCTAATTATTTTTTGCGGATATTAACAACCTTATTCAATAAACCATTGAATGTATATGTAACAGCTTGGGAAGATACAAGAGAAATCTCTGCGGAAGATGGACGAGTATTTACCCAATTTGTGCCAAACATTCGTAAACAAGTAGTCAATGAACTTACAGGCTGGACAGATGTTGTAGGTCGAATAATAGTAAATCCAAAAACAGGAAACAGAGGAGTGATATTAGAAGGCGACAATAGTGTTTATGCTAAAAATCGCTTAGATGACCATAAAGCGTGTAAAATTGAAGATTTATTTAAATTTGGTCAAGAACCAAAAGTAGAAAACACAGAAAATGGAGAAAAATAATGCAATATAACAGAAATAACGTAAGTAGTCTTGGTGGAAAACAATTTGAAGCAGGCGTTTATATCGCTAAAATAACAAAAGTTGAAGCAGGTAAGAGCCGAACAAATAAAGACATGTTCAAATTTACTCTTGAAGGTCCAAACGGTGAAAGTACCATTGCTAATCTACTTTTCGGAGAAAGTTGGACTGAAAGTAATCTCCAACGTATTCTTGCCAGCATTGAAGACAATGGTCAGCAAATTGCACCGATTGACTATGGATATAACCGTGAAACAGTCCAATTTTTAACAAATCATAAAGTCTTTATTCGAATGAAAGAACGTACAGGGACATACACAGATAGAAACGGCGAAGTTAGAAACAGTACTGGGACAGAGCATAAAGCATTCTTGACTCACGAAGAATATATAAAATTTGGTGGCGGTACACAGCAAACTAATATTCAAGGGAACACTGCTCAAGGAGATCCGTTTGGAAATTCAGCACCAATGGAAATTTCAGATGATGACCTACCATTTTAATTAATAACCCGGTGCAGCGTGCGTAACAAATGCTTAAATTCGAGGGGATAGGCAATGCGCAACATCCCCCAGCCTTTTAATTTGAAATCTAAATTGGTCGAATTTGACCACATTGAAATAAATATAGAAGAAAGGAATTATAAATGGAATTTGAAACGTGGAAAAAAATTGAGTTTATTAACTCTCCAAAAATTGTTGGTATTTTAGTAGGCGAATATGAGATTAGCAGCCATGGAAATTTGAGACAAGTTATAAGTGATAATATTCGCAAGAAAGTAAAAATAAATACCACATCAGACCAGCGGCCAAGATATGGTTTTACACTCGATAACGGAAAACGAGTAATGCCATTTATACATCAATTGGTAGCACAGGCATTTATTCCAAACCCTGAAGGACTGCCAAACGTTAAACATATTGATGGTAACAAATCAAATAATTATGTTGGAAATCTACGGTGGTCTAAGTAATGGCACAAAGAAGAATGTTCAGTAAAAAAATAGTTGAAACAGATTTCTTTATGGAAATGTCACCAACAGCAAAATTACTCTATTTTTACCTAAATATGAGTGCTGATGATGATGGTTTCGTTGGAAATCCTAAAACAATTAAATTGATTAGTGGAGCTACTGATGATGACTTGAAAATACTTATTGCTAAACAGTTTATCATCCCATTTGATAGTGGAGTTGTCGTAATTAAAGATTGGAAAATTCACAATTACATAAGGAAAGATACCTATAATTCAACAGTCTATAAGTTTGAAAAATCTCAACTATTAGATGATGATAATGGCGCCTATATCTTAAATGAAAACGAACCGTCCACGGGACGTCCACGAGAAGTTGACACAGGTAAGGATAGGTTAGGTAAGGATAGGTTAGGTAAGAGTAATAATACTATGTCAGATAAATCTGACGATGTTATTCCTTATTCTGAAATTATTTCTTACTTGAATGAAAAAACAGGGCGAAGTTTTAGAACCACTGAAGCTCACAAACGCTTTATCAAAGCAAGGTGGAATGAGGATTATAAACTAGATGACTTTAAGAGGGTCGTTGATAATAAAGTTGCTGACTGGACAGGTAAAACAATAAACGGTCAACCAGCAGAAAAATACTTACAACCTTCAACGTTGTTTGGAACGAAGTTTGATAATTACCTTAACCAGGCACCAATGCGCCAAGAACAAGCACAGCCTTATGATGATCTTGGATTGCCATTTTAGGAGGAAGAAATGGAAAGTATCGGAGATGTTATCGGAAAATTTGTTGATATGGATAAATTTAATGCAATGGCTGACAAAGTTATCGCTCGTCCAGAAATAGAAAAATTCATTTCAGATAATAACATGACTAGCGACGAAGTTTCAAAAAGTTATTCTAAATTCTACGAATATCTTAAAGAGAAAAATAAATTTGAGAATAACGAAAAAACAACAATGAACGGGCATGAACCATTTTTGATTATGAACTGTGGTTATGCCGATGTTGTCTATCGTGAGACTGAAGAAGTGATTAAACGTAGGAAAAAAGCTGAGTTTATCAAAAGGCTTAATCGCAATAGCATTGTGAGAGATATGACAATAAAAAAAGCAAGTTTTGAAAATTTTAATGCAGTAACTGACGAAGAAAAGAGAGCTTTGGCGTTTGCAAAAGAAGTATCTGAATATTATTATACTGGCGGCGAGGGAAATACTGTAGTAAGCGGGCCAGCAGGAACAGGGAAAAGTCACCTAGCATGAGCATCTTAAAAGATTGTTTGCAGCATACTGATTTAACCGTTATTTTTGCAAGTTGGTCAGAGGTTCTTCACTTAATCAAAGATAGTTTTGATAATAAAGACAGCTTTTATTCAACTGAATACTTCATGGAAATTTTTAGAAATACTGACTTATTGGTAATTGATGATATTGGAAGTGAAAAAATAACAGAATGGTCCATGTCTTTACTGACAGAAGTTTTGGATGCAAGGACTAAGACTATTATTACCACTAATCTAAAAAGTGATGAAATAAGAAAAAAATATCATAACAGGACATATAGCCGTTTGTTCAGAGGTATTGGAAAAAAAGCATTCAATTTTGAAAACATTAAAGATAAGCGTGTTAGTCAATTGCCATTCTAGGAGAAGCGATGAAAACAATAATCATTGAGCAGTGGGAAAACGAACATTACCCACTTGGAAGAATTAAAAAGCAGAAGTTGGCAGAGAAAACTGAACATGAGATTATTTTTATCCTTAATCGCATGGCTCAGATGCCTGCAATTGCTAGATTTGGAGAAGCAAGTGAAGTTTGAATTTAACTTTCTCAGAAAAGAAATGATAAATGAGAATGATAACAAAGGCACAACTTATGGTTCAAGAATTGCAGCCAATAATACAAAGCAGCGTTTAAGACGGATTGCATGCCGAACAGCTCATGAATGGCTAGACCAGTCAGATGAAGTATTTGAGCAATTCCATGAGAAGCACCGTTGCGATGTATTTGTCGTAATTTATCCGCCCAAACGCTTTAAATATGATCCACCAAATTATGAACCAACTTCTAAGGCATTAATTGATGGACTGACAGATGCTGGAATTTGGAATGATGATAATTACAACGTTATTCGCAGAACAAGTTTTGAGCATGGCGGGCTTTCTGGAGATACAAAGATGTGGAAAGTCGAGTTAGTAGTGAAAGAACTGACAGAATAGCATTGATTCATGAAAATTACGGGCATAATGAGCGCTTAAACCATTTAATGGATAATTTATCACGAACAAGCTAAAAGCGCTTAGAAGCTAAAATATGAGGTGCTAAATATGGGATATTACGACACAAGAAATGAAGCTAGGCGAATCAGCAAGCTTGCTAGTCAAAATATATCGAGTGAGCAAACTAAAAAAGAATTTGAACTTGATGGTCAAAGCAAATTTAATCAGGAAATGCAGGCTGAGTTTTACGAAAGAATTAAAAAATTAGGAGGAAAAAATGGTAGTTAAAGTCTTTGATGCTTATATTGAAGGCGAAAAAAAAGCAACTGGAACAATTGACGAGATAGCCGATTACTTTGATGTTTCCCGCAACTCCATATCCTTATGGATAAAGAATGGGAAAGACCCTAAAAAAGCTAACCCTAAATATAAGCACGCTATTTTGAATAAAGAAAAAACTAAAGAGCTTATGGAACAAAAGAAAAAAGAAGGACGTAAACTTCCCGCTTCTGTTTATGATTATTATGACAAAGGGGAATTCATAATGACAGGAACTGCTCGAGAAATTTCTCAATTTTTAAATATTGGCACAAATAACGTATATTCATATATCCAAGTTGGTAAGCACGCTTTTGATTACAGAAAAACAAGAAAACATGCGGTTTTAAATGAAGCAGAAACTAGAAAAAGATTCCCTTTGCTTTCAATCTCATCAGAAGAAGAACTTATTGAAACAAAAGAAAAAGAACGTAGAAAGCACGAAACAAAAGAAGAGCGTAGATTGCGAAGAAATATCAGAGCGCAAATGGCAATTGAAAACTCAAGAAAAGAAGAATTAGGATTATAGGAGCAGCTAGATGATACCAAAATTAAGAGCTTGGGATAAAGAAGATGAGCGTATGAGTTATGGAGAGGTTGAATATTTCGATGATAGCATTAATTATCGTTTTGACCATTTCTGTACTGGCGCTGATGAAGACGTTGAATTTATGCAGTCAACAGGATTAAAAGATAAAAACGGCGTTGAAATTTATGAAGGTGACATTTTAAAACTGCATGCTATATTCTTAGCTCCTGATGACAAAATTGGTTATATTGAATATTCTCCAAAATACGGTTATTCAATTATTTTTGAAGAAAATCGGTTATATCGGCAAGAATACTGGGCAAGTACAAATAAGTTGAATTACGAAGTCATCGGAAATATCAATGAGAACCCTGAATTATTGGAAGGACACGAAAAATGAATCCAGATAAAAGCAATTTAAGAGGTTTTAAAATTACAGATTTAGTAATTACTCAAACTGTTGTAGGCTTAGGGACTAAAGAGAGCATTTGTAGAAACGTTTATCAAATTTGGACTAAAGACAGCGAGTTGATTACAACAATTGATTATGAAGACAGCGGATATAGTGTTATTGAATCAATTTTTAGAGGAGGACACGAAAAATGACTAAAAAAATGAAAAGACCGATTAGCAATATCACTCAAGATAGTATCAAGCCTTCACTAAGCAATGCCGTAGAGTTTTATACTAACAAAAATAGGGAAGCTCACAAGTGTATTCAAGAACGAGATGAATATATTGATTATCTTGAAAGTAAACTAAGTAACGAAAAACCACAGCAAGCCCTACCAGTCGTGCCTGAGTGTGTGGGGGATTATATATCAGGAATGAAAGAAAAAGGAGAGAATATTACTTTCGCTATAATGTGTAGCACTTACAATGTCGCTGGTGAAGGAAATGCAAAAGCAATTCACTGGAAAGATTCTAATCCAGAAGATTTCGCCCGTGCATGGCTAGACGGCTACACAGTCGAAAAACCGCAGCTGTTCTATATTGAATTACCAAACGTTTATGGACTGAAAAATAAAATATTCGTTTCAAAAGTCGAAAACGGAACAATTGTAGAATTTTCAAATGGAAAAAATTACGCTTTAAAATTTACCGAACAAGAAATCAAGTCAATTGATGAGCGTTACTGGCAGTTTGCTGTGCCTGTGGAGGACGGAGAATGAAAAGACAATTTGTAAAACTAAATAAAAATGTGACTATTCCAGAAAGAGCGACAAAACACAGCGCAGGTTATGATATTTCAGCAAGCGAAACAGTTACGATTCAACCTGATGAAATAAAAATGGTAAGTACAGGTCTAGCTGTTCAACTCGGACATGACGAAGTACTGAAATTATATGACCGCTCAAGCAATCCAGTTAAGCGTGGCATTGCATTGATTAATTCAGTAGGAATTATCGATTCAGATTATTATCCTAATGAATTCAAAGGCTTGTTTATGAATATCTCAAAAGAGCCTGTAACGATTGCTAAAGGCCAACGAATTATGCAAGGTGTATTTGTCAAATACCTTACAACAGACGATGACAACGCAAACGGAGAGCGTACGGGCGGATTTGGTAGCACTGGGGAGGTGTGAAAAAATGAGAAAGCAAACAACATGTTATATCTGTGATAAACCAATTGAACCTGAATGGCTTCCAGAAGGAGAATTTATTGTATGTGATGAATGCTCTTCGGACACTGACAAGCTTTCGGTTGAAAAACTCCAAGAACACTTGTTGCCTTATAAAAAAGAAACGGTTCAAAAAATCATAGATGAAAAAATGCAGTTAGTGACTGCAGATGAATTCTTAAAACTTCACAAAGAATCTTTGGTCGGATTTGAAGCAACAGAAGATGCACAGATTGCAATTAATGCACTCGCAGCGATTGGAGGGGATGATGAATGATTTAGTGAAAGTGGTGGAGAGATGAAAGCGGAGGAAATCGTGCAGAACTACCAAATTAAGTTGATGAAAATTATATTCAAAGAAATTGATAGCCTGATGACAAAAAAGAAAATGCGGATATTAACGCACATAAACTTGCTGAAAATGGGAACTCTGTCAGAACATCGGCGTATTGGAAATCAGTAGGGAATGCAGAGTTTTACATTAAAGAAACTTACCAAAAGTTGAGTGCTTTAGCAGAAATGGATAGACTTTTCCGCTGGTCGGAACGCCTGCACCAAGAACAATTAAAATTTATAGAAAAGTATCCAAGAGTTATGGATAAATACCGACAAACTAATATCGCTGGTCAATGACTGGTGGGGAGGGATTGAATGAATAATGAATTGCAAGAATTATTAATACGAATCATAAAAGCAGCAATGATTGCTATTCCAATTTGGGGACTTATTATCATGGCTTTTATCATATTCATTTTCAAAAATGATATTAAAAAATGGTGGAGGAATAGAAAATGAAACTTTTGTGTAAGCTGTTCGGGCATAAGTGGGAACCAGTGCCATTTACAATGACTAGAGATTACTGTGAGAGATGCTTTATTGAAAAAGAAAATCCTCACGGTTGTATTACTGGCAATTTCAACCGCTCAGACCTTGACGAGTCTAGCGGTAGCCACGAAAAATGGCTTGATAAACATATGGATTGAACGCAAAAAAAGCCCAAATCAAAGATAAGGGCTTCGGGGGATTAACAAAAATTAACGTGAGGATGTGTCCATGCAAGATAAACAAGGTCTAACCTGGAGTGATGGATATATTTCTTTAACATATTCCATGGCATCAAGGTCATTTTCAAATTGTTTATTAATAAGATACGAATCAGTGACTGTCGGGCGATTAGGGCAAGCACCTTTGTGTACTTCATGATAACCGCTAAAGTCGCCAGTTTTATTTACAACATAACTCATGATTAAATCCTCCTTCAAATAGTTATATTCTATTATTTTAAAACTTTTATTAGTCTAGCACAAGGAATATGACTTGAATAAAGGAGATAATAAAAAGCCCAAGATGACCAAGCTTGAGCTTCGCATGTATAAAATAATACTTTTTCATTTTATTTGTGGTCACACGTATTATATCATACTGAACTAGGAACTCGCTAAACTCATCTGGAGGAGAAAAGATGCTTACATTTATTTTAGGTCTATTAATTGGACTCATAGCAATGTTCTTGTTTTATGTGAAAACAGCAAAAGAAATAAGTTCAAAAACAATATCAAGCATTTTGGAAGATTGCGTTGAAAAAATAGAATTGCATGAATGGGGTACAGAAAAGATAGTTGAATTTTTAAATAATGCTGCTAATAAATTGAAAAACAAAAAATAACATCAAAAAAGCCCACGGCAATGGGCTTCGGCAACTGAATTTCTAACTTAATTATACCACAAAAGGAGAATTTGATGAATGGCAGATAAGTTAGATAGAATTATTGGAGATTACGTTAATGGCAGACTTGAAGCTAGAATAAAATCAATTGAAAGCAGATATCTTTATAAACAAAAAGTGGATAACTTGGGCATTCGTACAGCTTATTCTGGTGGTTCTGAACCTGAAAGCCACGTCTTGAATAAAGAAGCACTTGAAAATGATGAGGAATACATCAAACTCAAAGACCTGATGTACCAATTCAGCTTGTGGTACGAACCTTTAATCAAGGAGGAAAAAGAAATAATCAAGCTAAAACACTATGGTTACGGTGGATTTACATGGTACAGAGTAATGATGGAACTTGATAATGAAGGTATTGAGATTTCAGAAAAGAAAGCGAAGTTTATTTACTACCGATTCAGAAAAGATATAAACCCTCATATTGGCTATTTCATTTGAAAGCATGGGTCAAATTGGGATAAAAACGACACGAAAAAGGCACGAAATTGGAGTGTTGCTCCTTGTTTTTGCTGATATACTTGTATTATGAAGTAAAAGGCAAAAGCACAAATATAATAAGTATCGGTTTGAATTTGCTTCATAATTAGTGGCTATTTTACATAGCGAGACGTTGCTGGACGATAAAACCAGCGTAGCAAGAGAGAGCACTGAAAAGTGTGGCTGAGGGGCTAGGTTCGAATCCTAGACTTGCTATTCGATTGCATTGCTTAATACCGATGCATGGAAAAATATTTAAATTATTTATTAGTCAGTTAACGCTGACTTTTTTTGATATACTATACTTGATTAAATTTCAAGGAGAGTATGCTATGAACAAAGAGATTAAAGAAAGTTTTGTTGAAGGGTTAATAGAAACTGGAAAAGATTTTGCCAAAGAACAGTTAGGGGAATTGATACCTAAAGTAGTTTCCGAAAGCTCTTTACAATTCGGACTAGAAGTGGTAGGAGGCACGGCTATAGAAATGGTTCCATTTGTAGGACATATAGCATCAAGCTATTTTACAAAAAGAAAAATAAAAAATGAGCATGAATTTATATCTGAAATTGCAAAGCGAGTAGAAGATATTGAAAATAATATGTCTAACAAAACGGTTGAACAAAAAGAAATCATAGATGATTTAGCTATTTATGCTTATGAGAAGGCTATTCAAACAAATCAAGAAGAAAAAATTTCATATATTGTTAATGGTTTTGTAAACATGACAAAGATTGATACTATATCCGAAGACATAGCATATATTTATTATGATACATTGGAACAATTAACCATCTTAGATATAAGCGTTCTCAAACTATATGGAAAATATTATCTTGAAATAGATTCGGCAGATGATTATTCAGAGATACTCGAACAGTTTGGGATAGAATATCATCAATATGATGCAGTAAGAAAGAATCTACAAAGAATTTCCTTATTGGAAGACTCGGAAGAAGAAAAATTTGATAAGCATTTTAAGGATTTTGTGAAAGTGTTTAATGGTAATATGAAACTTCTCGCTTCTTTTAAAAATCCCAGGAAGTTTGACACCAAAGAGTTTGGGAAACTAAAAGATATCAAGGAATATCGACCAAGAGAAAATCTAAGAATTTCAAAATTTGGTAAAGACTTTCTTAGATTCTTTATTGAAGAGAATCAATAATACTATTTGAAATTCATTTTTATTACAGGTTGTCCAATGGGCAGCCTTTTATTGTTGGTGAAAGGAGACAAAATGCCAGTATTAGAAAATGCAAGACATGAAAAGTTTGTTCAGTGCCTAATTTCTGGCATGAGTCAACGAAAAGCATATAGAGAAGCGTTTAAGCAGTCATCAAAGTGGAAAGATTCAACTGTAGATGTAAAAGCAAGCGAACTTTTTGGTAAGGTTTTGGTAAGGTATAAAGAACTTCAGGAAGAAGCTCAAGATGCTGCTATAATGACTCGTAAAGAGCGAATGGTCACTCTATCAGAGATAGCTAAAAACGCTGAAAAAGAAGCTGACATGATTAAGGCAATTGACACTCTTAATAAAATGGATGGCGATTATACAAGCAAAGTTGAATTATCTGGATCAGTCAAAACCAATCCTTTTGTAGACTTATCAACCGAAGAGCTTAGAAAGTTGGCGAGTCGTGATGGATAAAATAGCGCTAGGGGCAAAAATTGAGCTGTCCAAGCGCTTTTTCTTTGATTACTGTAATCTCATCATGCCAACCTTTTATAAACGAGATAGGGCCTATTTAGTTACAATGTGTGAAGAGTTTCAGTCATTTCTAAATGATGATGAACACGATGTTTTAGTTTTAAATCTTCCGCCACGTCACGGGAAGTCACTCACGCTTGGTAAGTTTGTAGAGTGGGTACTTGGTAATGACCACACGAAGAAAATTATGACTGGTTCATATAACGAAACTTTATCTACTGTCTTTTCTAAAAATGTTCGTAATACTCTCCAAGAAGAAAAAGCAGATGAGAACAAAATCGTTTACTCTGATATATTCGATGCTGCAATTAAGTATGGAGATGCTGCTAAAAATCTTTGGAGTTTGTCAGATGGCTATAACAACTATCTGGCAACTTCTCCGACAGGTACTGCAACTGGTTTCGGTGCTGATATTATCATTATTGATGATGTTATCAAGAATGCTGAGGAAGCTAACAATGCGACAGTATTAGAGAAACACTGGGATTGGTTTGTAAACACTATGCTTTCACGTTTGGAATCAGGCGGTAAAATTATTATCAATATGACTCGTTGGCATAGTGAAGATTTAGCTGGACGGGCTTTGCGTGAACTGCCTAAGAATGGCTATCGAGTAAAGCATATTAATTTCAAAGCTTTTAATGAGCAAACGAATGAAATGCTTTGTGATGATATTCTGACTCTTGAAGATTATAAGCGCAAGGTAAAAACAATGGGTGCTGATATTGCCAGCGCCAACTACCAACAAGAACCGATTGATATAAAAGGTCGTTTATATAGCGAGTTTCAAACTTACAATGCTCGTTCAGAGTACAAAAAGATTTGGAACTATTGCGATACTGCAGACACCGGGAAAGACTATCTCTGTTCGATTGTGTGGGGCGAAACCTCAGACGGCTTTGCGGATGTGTTGGACATTATTTACACTCAAAAGCCGATGGAATACACAGAAAATGCTGTGGCCAATCAACTAATTAATAATAGAGTGAATGCTTCAAGAATCGAGCGCAACAATGGCGGTCGGTCTTTTGCTCGTTCTGTCAGGGATAAGATTCAAGGCAAAGTTGCTTGTGCTGTAGAAGATTTCTTTCAAGGGAATAATAAAGAAGCCCGAATTTATTCCAATAGTTATTGGATAGAACAGCATGTTCGATTTCCGAATGACTGGCGGACTCGTTTCCCGGAATACTATCAAGCAATGACAACTTATCAGCGTGAGGGTAAAAATAAACACGATGATGCGCCGGATGCAACAACCGGGATTGCTGAGACAATGACAACTCGCAAAGCAAAACTAAAATCTTTCAAAGGAGGATTCTAATTGAAATACAAACCACCTAAATTAATGACATTTCCAAAAGATGAACCAATCACAGTTGAAGTGGTTAACAAGTTCATGGAAAAACATAAATTAGAAGTTGCTCGGTATGAGTACTTAAAAAATATGTATCTTGGAATTATGACTATTGATGATGAACCGACAAAAGACTCTTGGAAGCCTGACAATCGTTTAGCTGTTAACTTCACTAAATATATTGTTGATACTTTCACAGGTTACTTTAATGGGATTCCAGTTAAAAAGTCTCATTCAGATAAAGAAATACTTTCTAAACTACAAGAATTTGATAACCTGAATGACATGGAAGATGAAGAGTCAGAACTTGCAAAAATGGCATGTATTTATGGTCGAGCTTTTGAGCTTTTGTATCAAGACGAGGACACTCAAACGAATGTTGTTTATAATGGTCCAGAAAATATGTTTATGGTCTATGACGATACAGTCAAACAAGAACCTTTATTTGCTGTGAGATATGGTGTTGACGAGGATAAAAAACTTCAAGGAGAAGTTTATACTCTACTTGAAACTATTAAAATCAGCGGAGAAAATGGCGAATTGAGCTTTGGAGAAGGAACTTACAACCCATATCCAGATTTGCCAGTTGTAGAGTTCTATTTCAACGAAGAACGAATGAGCATTTTGAATCTGTTATTTCATTAGTCAATGCTTTTAACAAGGCTATTAGTGAAAAAGCAAATGATGTTGATTATTTTAGTGATCAGTATTTAGCATTCTTAGGTGCTGCAGTTGAAGAAGAAGATTTGAAAAACATTCGTAGTAACCGTGTCATTAATTACTATGCCGATGGTGAAGGCAAAAATGTGGATGTCAAATTCTTAGAAAAGCCGGATAGTGATTCTCAAACAGAAAATCTATTGGATAGACTGACTAAATTAATCTTCCAAACAACAATGGTTGCGAATATCTCTGATGAATCTTTTGGGTCATCAAGCGGTATTTCATTAGCTTACAAGCTTCAAGCAATGAGTAACCTGGCTTTGTCATTTCAACGTAAGTTCCAATCTTCTTTGAATAGTCGATACAAACTATATTGTGAGTTAAGTACGAATGTTTCAAACAAAGAAGCTTGGAAAGATATCGAGTACACCTTTACACGTAATGAGCCTAAAGATATTAAAGAGCAAGCTGAGACTGCCAATATTCTTATGGGAATTACTAGCCAAGAAACAGCTTTAAGTGTCATCTCTGTTATTCCAGATGTTCAAACTGAAATGGAGAAAATCAAAAAAGAAAGTTCTTCTATACCTATGTTTGACAAGGACAAGCAATCTAGTGAAAAGGGGACAGAAGTTCCTGAAACGAATGAGGAGGTAACCAATGCCCAAGATTAAAGTTGAAGCTGTAGTTAAGCAGCGCTTGCTTTACAGATTTAGTATTATTAAAATAAGATTTATCTCTTTTTTCAATAAGCAACTTGCATCTAAGATGGCAGAGGTATTGATTAAAGATATTGAATCTAATTTCAAAAAATACTTTCTGTGCAAGGTCAAAACGCCAAAGGGGTGACTTATGAAAACTCCTGATTACTGGAAAAAACGTGAAAAAGCGTGGCAAGAACAACAAATCAAAGATGACACAAAACGCATGAAGCAAATCATGGATAAGCTATTTGAAGCCCAAGAAGCCATTCAAAAAGAAATCAATGCCAACTGGCAGAACTTTGCGAATGGTCAAGGAATTTCTATTAGTGAAGCCATGAAGCGTGCGGATAAGATGGACGTCAAAGCATTTGCCAGTAAAGCTAAGAAATACGTAGAAGAAAAAGACTTTTCACATCAAGCAAATCAAGTGTTGAAACTTTATAACTTAACCATGAGGGTGAACCGTTTAGAGCTTCTGAAAGCAAATATTGGCTTGGAATTGATTGCTGTATTTGACGATTTGGACAAGTATTTCTCAAAGAATTTGACTGGCGCAGCTCTCACAGAATTTGAAAGACAAGCCGGTATACTTGGTTTAAGCGTTCCAAAGAAAGGATATAACAGTTTAGTTGAATCAGTTCTTAATGGAAGTTATAAAGTTGAAGGATTTGCTAGTTTCTCTGACAAGCTTTGGCAATATCAATTTGAATTAAAAGCTGACATTGAAAAACTTCTTATCCGGTCAGTGACTGGTGGAATCAATCCGAAAACACTAGCCCCACAACTTAAAAGGCTGATGACTGAACAAGGGAAACTTAATGCCACTTACAACGCACAACGATTGCTTGTATCAGAAACAACGAGAGTTCAAACGGCTATTCAAGAAGAAAGCTATAAAAAAGCTGATATTGATAGTTATGAATATATTGCTGAACCGTCAGCTTGCCCTATCTGCGGTGCATTGAATGGTAAAATATTCAAACTAAAGGATATGTCGCCCGGTATTAATGCACCTAATATGCACCCGTTCTGTAGATGCAGCACGGCACCGCATGTTGATGATAAAGGTTTCTGGGATGATTTACTTGATAGGAAAGTAATCAGTCAAGATGAATACAAACAAGCGTTTGACGATAGAGCAGAAGCTGACAGAGCAATAGAAGAATTGAGAAACAAAAGAAAAGGATAGATTTCAATGAATAATGAACCGAAATACAACGAAGTGAAATTTAATGAAGGGTTGGTAGTTAATGGTGCAAAAATAAAACATTTGACGAACGTTACAATTAACTCTGATAGTAATAATTTTTCTGAAATTACTGTTACGTTTATGGGTAAAATCGATGGTTTAGATAATCTTTCTCGAATTGATTATAGCTTTGAAGAAAATACTCAGGAAAGTAACAGAAATAAGGAACCAAAAAAGGCCGTAACTGGACAGCCTTTTAGTTGTAAAGTCAAAGGGATTGGTTCCCCAGAGACATTGTCGGGGATAATCAGTCGTCAGACGGAGCAGTTAAATCGCCATTTCCGCTGATACCTAAAACATCTTCCGCAAAAATTGTCAAGGTACCATAGGACTCAGAGTTATCAAGTGTCCTAACATTTTTCAAATGTATTAAGCTTATTTCTTCAGAAACTTTATTTGTTTTACTCTCTGAAAAAGTCATTTCCCAAGCCTGGTTTACAAAGTCTGTTTCAAGTTCGCTTGAAGATACAGGTTTTCCAATATACGTACCATTGGAAGTTAAAACCACTAATTCAGCATCTGAATCGTTTTTCTGATTAGCTACCAAAATCAATGTGTACCAGAACTTGATGTAAGCATTTTTTATAGAACTCAAATTATTTTTCCTTTCTAATATATACTAGGCAAATGAGCCAGTAATTTAATTATAGCAAATAATTTTTAAACCCTTGGTATTCCACGGGTTTTTCTTATGTCCGTTTCCGAATGTTGTGGACACAAAATAAAACACGAGAAAATCAGACTCCCAAGTCTTTAAATGCGAGTAGGAGGAACCAGAAATGGAACAAACAGAACTTTTACCCCTTAATTTGCAACTGTTCGCAGCAGAAGCAGCCGATGAGACGTCTGAAGTTGGTTCAGAAACTGAAACAGAAACGAATGAAGAAGAGCAACAAGAACAATCAACTGACAACGACAAAATCGTCGAAAAGCTTCAAAAACGAATCGGTAAAGAACAAGCTGAAAAAAATGAAACAAAAACACAGCTTGAACAAGCATTGGCTCGTATTGAAGAACTTGAAAAAGGTGGCAAAAAAACAGTCAAAGAAAAATCTGACGAAGAAAAAGCTGCCGAACTTCAAAAAACTAAAGACGATGAAATCGCAAGCCTTAAAGCACAAATCAAAATTTCAAACATTACCAGTCAAGCTGATGAAGTATTGAAAGAGAGTGGAATTGCTTTAAGTGCTGCGGAGTTAGGATTGTTAGTTGATGTTGACGAAGAAAAAACTTACAGCAATGTAAAAACTTTCCTCAATTTACTTGATAATCAACGCTCACAGTGGGAAAAAGCACGAAACACAGGAACAACGCCTAAACGTGTTCCAGGTAATGTAATATCAGTCGATAAGGATAAATTTGATTCAATGACTTATGCTGAAAAAGCTGAATTAGCAAAAACTAATCCAGAAGAATTTAAAAAAATAACAGGAGGCTATTATAATGGCTAATACAAAAACAACACTTGCAGACTTAGTAAATCCAGAGGTGCTTGCACCAATTGTTTCATACGAATTGAATAAAGCACTTCGGTTTGCACCTCTTGCACAAGTTGACACAACACTTCAAGGACAACCGGGTAATACTTTAAAATTCCCAGCTTTCACTTATATTGGCGATGCTTCTGATGTTGCAGAAGGCGAACCTATTCCGTTGGATAAAATCGGAACTACTACTAAGTCAGTAACAATTAAAAAAGCTGCAAAAGGTACAGAAATCACGGATGAAGCCGCATTATCTGGTTATGGTGACCCAATTGGAGAATCTAACAAACAACTTGGGCTATCTCTTGCAAATAAAGTCGATGACGACTTATTGAACGCTGCTAAGACTACCACTCAAACTATTTCTACTACAGCAAGCGTTGACGGGGTTCAAGCTGCATTGGATATCTTTGATGATGAGGATGCACAAGCCTATGTTCTTATCGCCAATCCTAAAGATGCGGCAAAAATTCGTAAAGATGCAAACTCACAAAAAATTGGTTCAGAAGTAGGAGCAAATGCTCTTATCAACGGAACTTACGCTGATGTTTTAGGCGCTCAAATTGTACGATCTAAAAAACTTGCTGTGGGTTCAGCTCTATTGTTCAAGATTGTTTCAAATAGACCATCTTTGAAATTAGTTTTAAAACGTGGAGTTCAGGTAGAAACTGACCGTGATATTGTTACTAAAACAACTGTAATTACTGCAGATGAACATTACGCAGCATATCTCTATGATTTAACAAAAGTTGTTAATGTCACATTTACGACTGGTGCATAATGGGACGGCTACTAAGTCGCCACTTGCATAAATATGAAAACACAAATGCGACCAAGCAAGTGAAAAATGATGAACTAACGACGCTTACCGTTAATCAGCTAAAAGAGCTTCTTGAAACCAAAGGGATAGAATACACAAAAAACGATAAGAAATCAGATTTGATTTCAAAATTAGGAGTTGCTTATGACTATCACTGATGATTTAAAAAAGCTTTTGGGCGGTTCATCGGATGAGCGCTTGGAAGTAATCGAAAAACGCACTCGTGAACGTTTATTGCTTATTCTTGGTTCTGATATCAAAGAAGTACCGCCAGAACTAGAATATGTTGTTTTGGACGTTTCCTTAAAGCGTTTCAATCGTATCGGACAAGAAGGCATGCAGTCCTACTCGCAAGAAGGATTAAGCATGACTTTTTCAGAATCTGATTTTGATGAGTATGCCGATGAGATTGAATCATGGCGAAAATCAAAAGAAGCTGAGGGCGATAAAAAGATTGGGAGGTTCAGATTGTATTGAGATATTTAGATGAAGTTACTTTTATCAAAGAATCGTCCGACTCACATTATGACCCCGATTTAGGCGAATGGGTTGAAAAAGAGCCTACCAGAACTGTTTTTAGTGCAAATATCACTGATATTGGAACTGAAAGAAGTGTAAAAGTTTTTGGAGATATTAAAAAAGGGGCAAAAGTTATGCGAATGATGCCCCTTTTTACTATGCCAGAATATGATTACATTGAGTTTGATAATAAAAAGTGGGCTTTAACAACCTACCGCAATCCAAGTGAGAGAAACACTTTTATTTTGCAGGAGGTAAGCCAATGAAAATAACTGGAATTGATGACTTGCAAAATAAGTTGAGGAAAAATGCCACGCTTGATGATGTTAAGCATGTTGTTAAAAGTAATACCACAAACATGAACAAGAATATGCAAAATATTGCTCCTGTGGATACAGGTAATATGAAACGTTCAATAACCAGTGAATTTACAGATGGAGGGTTTACAGGAACGACTGGTCCTCATACTGATTATGCTGGATATGTAGAGTATGGGACAAGATTTCAAGCTGCACAGCCATTTGTCAAGCCAGCGTTCGATGTTCAAAAGAAGGTATTCAAAAATGATTTAGAGAGGTTGACGAAATGATTAAAACTCGAGACCAATCAATTTTTGACGAAATGTTCAAACGAATCCAAGCCTTAGGTTATACCGTTTATGATTATAAGCAAATGAATGAAGTGGGCTATCCATTTGTTGAATTGGAGAATACTCAAACCATTCATGAACCAAATAAAACGGATATAAAGGGGACGGTAATCATTTCATTATCTGTTTGGAATAAGGCAGAAAAAGCAGGCCGTGTACTAGCTTCAAAAATGGCAAGCAATATATTTAATCAAGCATTGAATATAAGTGCCACAGAGGGCTATTCTTGGGCTTTGAATCTACAAGCAAGTACCATTCAAATGCTGGACGATACAACAACAAATACACCGCTCAAAAGAGCGTTGATTAACTTAGAATTTAGACTAAGATAGGAGATTTAATATGGCAGAATTAACAGCCAAACAGGGTAAAGATATTATCTTGCTCTATCGTTTGCTTAGTAAAGCAACAGAAGAATCCGCTTGGAAACTCGCTTTCCAAACCGAACACTCGAACGAAAAAACTCGAGATTACAACACAACAGCAACCAAAGATGGGCCAATTGGCGCTCTTGCGGAAGTTGAATATAGTTTATCTGCTACATCTATTGCAGCAAATGGCGACCCACATCTTGACGAAATGGACCAAGCGTTTGACGATGCAGCAATCATTGAAGTTTGGGAAATTGATAAAGCTGAAAAAGGCAAAGAAACAACTACTCAAGATAAGTACAAAGCAAAATATATGCGTGCTTATCTTACAAGTTTCTCTTATGAACCTAACTCAGAAGATGCGCTTGAGCTAAGCTTGGAATTCGGAGTGTTTGGGAAACCTCAAAAAGGATATGCCACACTTACTGATGAACAAGCGGCTGTTGTTCAGTACGTCTTCAAAGATACAGCAAAAGAGGTTACACCCTAATAACCCCGTAGTCGGTCAATCGACCGTAGGGGACGCTGAATTATAAACAACGAGTTAAAAAGAGAGCTGAGTCTCTCTTTTATTTTTTTAAGGAGAAATCAAAATGGAATTAACAATTAATGACAAACAGTATGTTTTTATCTTTGGTTACCGATTCATTAAGGAATTGAATAAAAAAATGAAGTCACAGAGCGTGGGATGACTTTAAAAGCCGGTTTAGATAATGCTTTGATGAACTTCTTTAGTGGAGATATCGAAACACTTGTTGAAATGCTAAAAACTGCGAATGCAACAGAAAATCCTCGTGTCTCTGAGAAAGGGATAGTTGAATGGATTGAAGAAAATGGGGTGGATTCACTTTTTGATTTAGTACTCGAAGAGTTAAAAAAGTCGGAATTTACCAAGAAAAAAACGTTGAACTTCGAGAAAGAAGTCAGCAAAAATCTACAGTAACAGATTTTGACAAACTCTATGAACAAGTTCAGATTAATTGCTTACGTTATCTTGGAATTGTCGATCTAAGAGATATAGAGCGCATGACCATTCCGGAGTATGAATTAAGACTGAAAGCTTATAGGCTAAAAAGACTTGATGAGCAAGAATTAATTTACCAATAAGCATGGGCGAATTGGCAAGTTCAATCAACTAAGCAACAAGGTAAGAAGCAAGTTCCAGTTTATTCGACGTTTAAGAAATTCTTTGATAAGGAAAAATTTGAAAATGAAATTCTAGGAATCGAAACTTCGGACAGTACTTTTAAAAAGGACAATAAATTAATTGCCCTCATGAAAAAGGCAAATAAGTAAGAAAGGAGGAAAAATATGGAATCTTATAGTGTAGAAGCGGTTCTGAGTGCTGTTGATAAAAATTTCACCTCAACCATGAATAAAGCAGATAGTTCAATGGGAGGATTAGATAAAAGATCACAAAATACAAATACTTCTATCCTAGATATTGCTAAAGGGGTTGGAGTTTTTAAACTTGTTGATTCTGCGGTAGGTTTGGTTAGAAATTCATTAGATGGCGCTATAGATCGATTTGATACTTTGAATAAGTATCCTGTTGTAATACAGGCACTTGGTTATTCTGCTTCTGATGTTGATAAATCAATGGCAAAACTGAATAAAGGAATTGATGGCTTGCCTACCTCTCTTAATGAAATTGTATCCAATACTCAACAACTTGCTATATCTACAGGAAGCTTAACAAAAGGGACAGATACAGCTATTGCGTTAAACAATGCTTTTCTAGCTTCTGGTGCTTCTACTGCAGATGCAAGCCGAGGAATGCAACAATATGTTCAAATGTTATCTAAGGGAACTGTTGATATGCAATCGTGGCGCTCAATCCAAGAAACAATGCCCATTGCAATGGATAAAGTTGCTAAGTCTTTTAAAGACCAAGGTGTAAATTCGGTTAGTGAGCTATATGATGCTTTACAAAGCGGGAAAATTACATTCGATGACTTTAATAGTCGATTAATTAAATTGAATGGCGGTGTTGGAGGATTTGCGGAACTTGCTAAGAAAAATTCAGCAGGGATAAAAACCTCATTCTCAAATGTAAAAACAGCAGTAGTGAAAGGTTTGGAGAATGTTTTATCTGCAATTGATAACGGAATGAAGAGCGCTGGTCTTGGTTCAATCGCTCAGAATTTTGACAAGCTAAAAATTGTAGTTAATCAAGTTTTTAGTGCAATTACAAAAGCTATTCCTCCAGTTATTAGTGTAATTGCAAGAATAATCGCTACATTTAAAACTCTGTTTGAGTTCGTTAATCAAAATAAAGATTGGATAGCACCATTAGTTGCTGGAATAACAGCTGGGATAGCAGCATACAAACTATGGAAGGGTGCAATTACTGCATGGAATACAGTTACTAAGATAGCTACTGGAGTTCAAGCAGCATTTAATGCGGTCATGGACGCTAATCCAATCATGCTTATAGTAATTGCAATTGCTGCTGTTGTAGCTGGATTAGTCTATTTCTTTACACAAACAAAAGCAGGGCAACAAATATGGTCAAATTTTGTTAAGTTTCTTAGCTCTGCTTGGCAATCTTTAGTAAAAATTTCCAAAGATGTTTGGGATAACATTACTAAAGCTTGGGACAGTGCAGTCAAATGGTTCTCTGATACTTGGGATAATATCAAAAATGGAGCGAAAGGACTTTGGGAAGGAACAATCCAAGGTGCCAAAGATGCCGTTGATAGTGTGAAAAATGCTTGGAATGGTATCAAGGAGTGGTTCGCTAATCTTTGGAAAGGCACAACAAGCGGTTTATCTAGCGCTTGGGACAGTGTAACAACAACCTTATCTCCATTCGTTGAGACGATCAAATCAATATTCCAGCCAATTCTTGAATTCTTTAGTGGATTATGGGGACAAGTGCAAACAATCTTTGGTTCAGCTTGGGAGATTATAAAAACGGTTGTTATGGGCCCAGTTTTGTTGCTCATTGATTTAATCACTGGGGACTTTAACCAATTCAAAGAAGATTTTGGAATGCTTTGGCAAACACTAGCAACAGCGATTCAAACAATAGTCCAAACTTTTGTGAATATCGTAGTTGGATTTTACAGTTCATTTTTCCAAACTGTAGTTAATATCTGGACAACAATTGTAAACACAATTCAAAGTCTTTGGGGAGCTTTTGTTTCTTGGATTATCCAAACCGCTAATGATATCGTAAATGGTGTTATTAATGGTTGGAATGCCTTCAAGCAAGGCACTATTGATTTATGGAACGCAACCGTTCAATGGGTCAAAGACACTTGGGCATCATTTAAACAGTGGGTCATTGATTCTGCCAATGCTATTGTAAATGGTGTGAAACAAGGTTGGGAAAATCTCAAACAAGGTACAATCGACTTATGGAACGGCATGGTCAACGGTCTCAAAGGAATCTGGGACGGTTTGAAACAAAGCGTTAGCGATCTGATTGATAATGTTGTTGGTATCTTCAATACCTTGAAAAACATCAACTTACTAGATATTGGTAAAGCTATCATTGACGGTTTTGTCAAAGGGCTCAAGCAAAAGTGGGAAGATGGAATGAAATTTATCAGTGGAATTGGTAAGTGGATTCGTGAGCATAAAGGTCCAATCCGTGTCGACAGAAAACTTTTAACTCCTGCAGGTAATGCCATTATGAATGGTTTGAATTCTGGTTTAACTGGAGGTTTCCGTGACGTTCAATCCAATGTTTCAGGAATGGGGGACATGATTGCTAATGCAATTAATTCTGATTATTCTGTGGATATTGGGGCAAACGTTGCTGCAGCTAATCGCTCAATCAGTAGTCAAGTTTCTCATGATGTGAACCTCAACCAAGGAAAGCAGCCAGCTTTATTCAATGTGAAGCTTGGTAACCAAAGCTTTAAAGCCTTTGTGGACGACATTTCTAATGCACAAGGTCAAGCAATTAACTTGAATATGGAATTTTAGGAGGTAGAAATGTATAAGTTTAGAGATACGACAAAACGGAAGCATTATCGCAACCTTCCTTTTATTCCAACCAGTGCCATGAGTTATGATGGTTCTTGGTTAGAGGAACTCGTAGAAGGTTATCAGACATTGACTGTAGAGGGGCGAGAGATGTATTCTCTCAGCTTTGAATCACAAGAAATGCAAGTAGGAGGCGTGATAACTAATGTTAAATATCCTCCTCGGGAGCTGACGATAAAATATAAGCTTGAGGATAGGGACCCTCGAGTACTACAAGAAAAGTTTGATACTTTAAAGGCGTTCTTGATTCGTCAAGAAGATGTCCCTATTATCTTTCATGATGATCTGGAATATACTTTTTATGGCCGGTTCCAGACTGCAGACAATGTGCCTGGAGATACTAATTCAATTATTTCAAGTTTTACTGTACTTTGTAGCGATCCATTTAAACACGGAAAAACTCAAAGTGTAAAAAATAAGGTCATTGAAGTTTTACCTTATTCAGTTAAACCAGATAAGCTATCATTCAAGTTACTGACAGAGGGTTTACTTGCAACTGACGGAATTTATCGCTTGAAATCATCACAGGCTAAAAAAGGCGACCTTTTGGAATTTGATTTTCAAACAGGCGATACATTTCTTAATGGGAAAGTAAATAACAACCTCTTAGAACTTGATTCTGATTTTAAAAATATCAGATTGACAACTGGAACAGATTTTTCAAGTTCAAACTATGAGTTAACGATTCAATATAGAAAGGCGGTGCTTTAGTGAGTAATATCTTATTTTTAGATAAGATGCAACAAGTCATCAAAAGTTATGATTCCAACGAGTTCATAGAATGTGTTCAGACAAAAGAAATCACAACCAATGCTTCTGAACTAATGAATGACACGCTTTCAGCTTCTTTACCTTTTGATGAAACAATTAAAGATGCCAGCTATATTGCAGTCAATGATACGAAAGAACAAGAGTTTTCTTTATATCGAATTTTAACCGCAAAAGATGAAGATAATTTATTATCATCTGAAGCGATAAATTTTGCAGTCGATGAACTGGATAATTTTATCATTAAAGATATAAGACCTAAAAATAGGTCTTTTTCTTATGTGATTAATCAGCTTTTATCTGATTCAGGTTGTGACTGGGTATTGGGTGTCTGTGAACCAATTAAAACAGTTTCCAGTACTTTCTACTATACTTCCATGCGTGAAGCTCTAAAAGCTCTACAAGAGTTAGGTGCAGAGTTTACCTTTTCAATTGAAATTACAGGAAATAAGATTACTAAAAAAATCATTAACTGCTATAACCAAATTGGAAAAATAACCAATAAGCGATTTGAATATGGTGAGGAAGTTCTGAAAATCGTTCACCAACAAGACCGCACAAATATTGTCACTGCACTAATTGGGCGTGGAAAAGGTGAAGAAGTTGGCGACGGCTATGGGCGAAGAATTGAATTCTCGGATGTTGAATGGAAGAAGTCTAATGGAAAGCCCCTCGATAAACCGAAAGGTCAAAACTGGATTGAATATACGGAAATGACGAAAGAATACGGCATCCCTTCAAACGGAAAAATGTTGCCACGTAAAATGGTTGTTATTTTTGACGATGTGGAAGATACAAGTGAACTTTTACAAAAAACTTATGACCAGCTGGCTTACTACTGTAGACCGCTTGTTCAGTTTAGCACTGAGATATTGGGTAGTGATTCAATTGGAAATACTGTTTCGATCCACAGAGGAGACCGAAATTATCACTATCAGACAAGAGTCTTTAAAGTGGTTACTGATTATGTTAATGGCCGAGTGCAAGCCAGTCTAGGAGATAATTTAAGTGGCAACTCTCTCAATCGTCAGTTATCGCAGGTTCAAAGTAATATCTCAGACCTTGATAATAATAAAATGACTTTTTATGACTCAACTGAGATTGGGAAATATCAAGATGATATTATGCGTGGTGCTGGTGCTAATGGCGGCTCAATTTATATGGTCAATGGGATTGAAGCGGGCGTTTCTCAATCAAGAGAAACTTATGAGCAAGTCTTTATGGATGGGCCAAAGATTCAAGATTCACAGTATTTCATGATTCAAAATAATGCTGGAATATCTTTCAAGCAATGTAAAAAAGGTCAATGGACGACAATTCAAGATGTTCATAATGGCAAAAGTAATACTGCATGGACACTTGATGGGACTTTCAATGCTAACTTTATTAATGCCGGAGTTTTGCAGGGGGTCAAGATTCGTTCAGTTGATAACGACTTCATTATTGAACTTGATCAAGGAAAAATTCGTTTTATTAAAAGAAATGGTTCATCCGAAAATGAGATGTTTGCTTTTGCGCCAACTTATACAGACGGACAACTCCAAGGGATTAATGCGATTCAAAACCAGGGTTATTCTTTTGCTTTGTCATCAAAGGGAAACAGTGGAACATTTTTAAATGTTTTAGAAATTCCCAAAGATAGTACAGCAGATAACCGAAAATTGAATCTTTACGGAGAAGTAAAGGTTGATGGTAACTTTTACGTTAACGGCGTTAAAATTGATACCAACGGTGGGGGGAACTCTGGTGGCGGTGGTGGATGGAATGGCCAATATCCACCAGAAGTCACAAGTGATCGTGATAAACGTTACTGGCAAATCTGGGCAATGGCTGTTGGAGCTGGTTTTTCTAAACAAGCGGCTGCCGCTTTACTTGGGAATGCACAGGGTGAATCTGATGCCAACCCAACGGCTGATGAGGGCGGGGACGTCCTGGTTTCGGTTATGGAGTTTGGCAATGGACGGATAGTTCAGGCGCTAGCTCTGGACGTGTTTATATGATTAACCTCATGACACGAGCAGGAGTCACTGACAATCCTGACACAATCACAGCCCAATTCAAGCTCTTGATGTGGCATGCACCAAATGGGCAATGGATTGCGACAAGTTCTTATCCATATTCTTGGACTCAATTTATGACATTAACCGATATTAACACAGCCGCACAAGCATTTGTTTCAAACTTTGAACGTCCGTTAAATTCACATCCAGAACGTAGCACTTGGGCACAGGAATGGTACGATAAATTTGTCAACCTTGAAATCCCAAGCGGTGGAAGCTATATTGCCCCAATTTCAAGTCCAATTACAGTTTCAAGTGAGTTTGGTTGGAGAACAAGTCCGATTACTGGGGCACAAGAATTCCATAATGGAATTGACTTAGTAAATGGAAACCCAAACACTCCAATTCTTGCTTCTGCTGATGGAACAGTTGTCAGTGCTGCAGACCCAGGCTATTTTGATTGGTATGGCAATTGGACGGTCATTAAACATGCGGATGGAATGTACACAGGGTATGCCCATCAGAGCCGGGTAGATGTCGCAGTCGGACAGACCGTGAAACAAGGCCAACAAATTGGTCTTATGGGAACAACTGGACCAAGTACTGGCGAGCATTGTCATTTCCAATTTATGGATGAATTTTATCCCTCATCAAATGCACATTTCCATAATGCAAGAGATTATATTAATTTTTAGAAAGGATCTATTATGACAGAACATTATTTAACGCTGTCCACCACAGAGTCAAATAACAATGTCGGGATTGTTAAATTAAGACATGCGGATGTGAATAGTCAAGCCATTGTAGCTCAAATCGTAGAGAACGGTCAGCCCAAGAACTTTGAAGGCTTACAGCCGTTCTTTTGTTTAATGGCGCAAGAAATTACAGGTCAAGGGGTGTCAGAAGAAGCGGTCATTTCTTTTGATTCAACTAAGGGGACTTTGACTTATATTGCTAGTGATAACGCACTCCAAATGGTTGGACGAAACGAAGCTTATTTTAGCTTTAGAAAACAAGAGGGTGAGCAATGGATTGAGCAATTCTCCACTCGGACTTTTCACTATATTGTTGAAAAATCTATTTATTCGCAACCCTTCAAAGATTCTAACTACTGGTGGACCTTTAAAGAGCTTTATCGAATCTTTAATCAGTATATTGAAGATAGTAAAAAGAGCTGGGAAGAGTTTGTGGAAGCAAACCGTGAAATTCTTGAATCAATTGATCCAGGCGGACGTTTACTTGCGGAAGTTTTAGACCTCAATAAAATCATTTATCGTAAAGTTCCAAGCGGATTTAATGTAGTAATTGAGCACGATTCAGAGTATCAACCGGATGTGAAAGTTACGTATTACAAAAATTCGATTGGAACCGAAGCGAATGGCTTTGATACTGGTCCAGTATTTGGCGGAGAGCGAATTTATAACCTAGCTTCTTCATTAAGCTATATCAGAAATAAAGTCAACGTTGAGCTTCCGTCAGTTTATACAATGGACGGAGAAGTTGTAAATAATGGTAACGAACTGTTATTAATTAACGGAACTGAAGTTATTCGTTTTGTTATTGAGGGAGCAACAATAACCAAAGGTTATGTTGAGAAAGTGAAGACACCAACTAATTTAACTGTTTCTGATGTCACTTCTTCAAGTGCTAAAGTTTCATGGGAAAACGGGTGATACTATGGCAGATAAAAATTATTTACATACCGCCTACGCCAACAGCGCAGACGGCACGGATGGCTTCACGACGGTTTATCCGAATCTGAATTTGTTAGATGGTACTAGAGATTTTAGTGGGAATTGGACAAATTCAAGTGGTTGGGCAGACGATGGAACATATAAAGGCTTATCTGTTAAAAAAAGAACTGCTCAATGGGGCGGTATTTATAAAACATTTACTGCACCTAAAGATGGCACTTACACATTCTCAGCTTATATTAAAAGTTCAGGAGATAATGCACGCATATATAGATTAATTTTCAAAAATGATGTAAATGTTCTTTTGCCTAACAAGTTAATAGGTAATAACTTTGACTGGACTAGAGATAGTTTTAGTATAACTTTGGAAGCTGGTGATACTGTTCATGCTAGATACGAAATATCAGGCGATGGAACGGATTCAATTTTATGGGTTGCTGGTCACAAATGGGAAGAAGGCTCAACCGCTACTCCATACATGTCTTCATCAAGCGAAGTCACAACTGCTGACTGGCCGAAGTATGTAGGAACTTATGTTGATACGAATCCAACTTCTAGTGCGGAACCCAGTATGTATGATTGGGACGAAATGAAGTATCGAGTTTATTTAGATGGTATGCCTGTAGGTGGAAGTAAACTTCTGTCATTTGATTTGGAAAATCTAAAGGCAGACACAACATACAACGTACAGGTTAATCAAATCAATGGCAATGATGAAAGTGATAAGTCAGAAAGTGTTGCTTTTAAAACGACACTAACCAAATAATAGAAATAGGAGAAATTAAAATGGCTGATATAACAAAAATTATTCGTGGCATGCAAAATGGTGCTGAGTCAATTAATACTAACTTTACCGCCTTGAATGACGAAATCAAACAAACGTCAGATGCTTCCGTTCAATTGACAGGAGATCAAACAATAGCTGGTAAAAAAACATTTACAGGCGATGCGAGTTTTAAAAATGCACAATTTACGGGAACGGTAAAGCAAGCAAGTGACGTACCTTGGACTGCAGCAGGTGGAAATGCAAGGTATAAAAGAGAAGGAAGCCTTTATACGATTGACATCAGCATGGATGCACTGGGAGGGGCAGGAGATTTTGCACTTGCGACAGTTCCAATTCAAGGACTTTCAGGAAACTTGTCTTTCCCTGTATCGACTTATAACAATCGTAGCGCTCGGACAGTGATAGTGTCCGCCGAAGGTAAAATAACAATACTTGCAGCTCAAGCGGGCGACACTTTGAAAACCCAGTTACATATTACTGTTTAGGAAGTAGGGGGTATGGATGCATTAGTACATGAGGGGTGGCTCTTTTTCAAGCTTGTTATTGATAATTGGGCCGCTCTTCTTATAATTTCTGGTATTTTTGGTTGGATGTATCGAAGAATGACCAAGAAACAGGAAGAGCAATTAAGAATACTTTTAGTAGTCATTAAACGTGTTGAGCTAGGAGAAGCAATTAACCACGATTATGGCTTACAAATTGTCAGTGGCATTTTTGATGAATATACCGCACTTGCTGGGAATCATTATGCTCACGAAATTTATGAAAGATACAAGGAAGGAAAAGAAAATGATTTCAAATGACAAAGTTTACAACATTATCAAATGGGCTGTTTTAACAGCATTGCCAGCACTCAGTATTTTTATCGGTGTAATTGGTAAAGCTTACGGTTGGGGCGAGACTGATTTAGCTATTATTACTTTGAATGCATTCACGGTATTCTTGGGGACATTAGCTGGAGTTAGTGCTGCTAAGTATAATAGTCAGTCGAATGATACGGAGGAAAACAAATGAAAAAAGTAATTAAAAAAGCTGCCATTGGAATGGTAGCTTTCTTTGTTGTTGCAGCAAGTGGACCAGTATTTGCGGCAGTCGGTGACCAAGGGGTGGACTGGTCAAAATATAACGGAGACTATGGTAACTTCGGTTATGACCATGATAAATTCGCTTTTAGTCAAGTTGGTGGAACTTATGGCGGTTCATTCGTGGACCAAGCGACTTATTCCACACAAGTTGCATCTGCCATTGCTCAAGGGAAACGAGCGCACACTTATATCTGGTATCAAGTCGGAGGTTCCCAAGAAGTAGCGAAAGCAGCACTTGACCGCTACTTGCCAAAAATTCAAACGCCTAAAAACTCTATTGTTGCTTTAGACTATGAAAGTGGAGCAAGTGGAGATAAGCAAGCAAATACTGATGCGATTCTTTACGGAATGCGACGAGTAAAATCGGCTGGATATACTCCAATGTATTATTCTTACAAGCCTTACACTTTAGCAAATGTTAATTATAAGCAAATCATCAAAGAGTTTCCTAATTCACTTTGGATTGCGGCATATCCAAATTACGAAGTGACACCAGTTCCAAATTATAGTTTTTTCCCAAGTATGGACGGAATTTCAGTATTCCAATTCACCTCAACTTATGTTGCTGGTGGCCTTGATGGCAATGTTGACTTAACTGGAATCACTGACAAAGGTTATGAAGGCGGGAACGCAACTAAACCAGATACTGACACACCAGCCACTGATGATGGTAAAGATGCCAACGAAGTGACACCAAGTGAAATCCAAGAAGGAATGACTGTCACAATCAAGTTCAGTGCAACGAACTACTCAACAGGTCAACCAATCCCTAAATGGGTTAAGGAAAATTCCTATAAAGTCCTTCAAAAATCAGGCAATAAAATCTTGCTTGATAATATCATGAGCTGGGTTGCAGCAAGTGACGTTCAAGCACTTGATACAGGCGGAAGTAGTTCAACTGGAAATACTCAAACTCACATTGTCCAATCAGGCGATACTTTGAGTGGCATTGCTTCCAATTGGGGTACAAACTGGCAAGAATTGGCACGTCAGAACAGCTTATCTAATCCGAACATGATTTATGCCGGTCAGGTTATTCGCTTCACAGGCGGTCAATCTGGGGCTAGAGCACGAACTTACACAGTACGCTCAGGCGATAATCTTTCATCAATTGCCAGCCGTTTAGGAACAACAGTTCAAAGTCTGGTTTCAATGAATGGCATCTCAAATCCTAACTTGATTTATGCTGGACAAGCTTTAAATTATTAAAATTAACCCTGACTTCGGTCAGGGCTTTTTTGTTACATACACATTAAAAAAACTATAATTAATAAATTCCATATTTTTTTACAATAATTTATGGTATAATAAACAAGTTTGTCTAATAACTTGACATTTCACTTACTTTCAAGTACAGTATAAGTGTAAATGAAATAAACATTTTTTGATTTCAGTAAATCTAAGGAGGTATGATCATGGCATATTCTATTTTTGAGATAGCTGACTGGTTTTTAGCTAAAGAATCTATGACACCAAAAAAACTCCAAAAACTGGCATATTATGCAGAATCATGGAGCCGAGCATTGTTAGATCGTTCGATTGTTCAAGATACTGAGTTTGAAGCATGGGCTCATGGACCTGTTTCTCCAGAATTATACGATAAATATCGTGATTATGGGTGGAACGATATTCCTAAAAATAATAAATTTGTCGATATAAGTGATGAAAAAGATCTAGATTTATTAGAGTCTGTCTGGCTAACTTATGGAGAAATGTCAGCGAATGCTCTAGAAGCTCAAACACATGTGGAAACACCTTGGAGAAACGCTCGATTCAGAGGTCAAGCTGACGAAGGGGATTTTTGTAAAGAAAAAATATCTAAAGAAGATATGGCTAATTTTTATAAAAGTATATATGCTGGTGACTAATGCCAGTAATATTAGCTAAAAATGGTGCACCTAAAAGCGCAGGGACGAAATTAGATAAGAATCAATTAAAATTTAAGATTGCCTTAACTGGTAACTTATTTAATAATTATGGATTTAAAGATTTAAAACCTGAAGCTATTAGAGCATTTCATAAATTTATAGATGAAACTGTCGGTAAAAAACTAACCATAACAAATGCAGAGAGTAAATTATTAAGAACAAAAGGTAAACCAAGTTTTAAAGAACTGGTAAATGGGAAAAAACGGGATATAGTACATTTTGGCAAGGTAATACTCCATTTAGAGTATTTGGTTATTATAACGATGATGGCTATTTTGTTATTTGTCGTATTGATCCAAGCCATAAATTCCATAAAACATAATTACTCTCGCCCTTCGGGGCGTTTTTCTTTTGCAAAAAAATCCTACTAGCAGCGGACTAGTAGGATGATTTTAATAATGAAGGAGGTGGGAATTGAACCCACTAAATAAAAATATTCTCCCAACCATTTCGGGTTTCCTTCTTAATTGATAGTTTAAGAATACCAATAAAAGATAGCGTTGTCAAAAGAAATGCTCTAAGCGTTATTGGCATATTTTATTTTTGTTTGATTTAAGAATGAAGTACTATAATATAACTATTCCAAATATAAACTTTTCATAAGTTTATCCTAAGCGTCCCTCTCCTAACTGGGGCGCTTTTTTCTTGACAAAAATAATGATAGCGCTATAATAAATCATCCTGATATTTTATTTCCTTGAGCTTTCTTCATCCATGAGAAGCTCGTTATAAAATTTTTCTTAAATGCCTCCTCCCCCTTATGAGGCATTTTTTTATATAAAAAAGCACTAGCATTAAGCCAGTGCCGAAACGTGATTAGAGCAAGGTATGAATAATATAGTATAAAACTAGATTAACTTGCACTAACTATTATAATATTAACAATTTTATGAACAATTGTCAATGATATTATGTTATAATGTAGGCGGGATGATCGTGGGATTTCATCCTATTTCTAGAGTTAAGCTGCTCTTCGGAGTGGCTTTTTTATTTTGCTATTGTTTTTAAATTTTAAAGTGTTATACTAAGCCTATAGAGAGTTACTCATCTCTCTTAGGCATATTCCGTCCTCCTGTCATATTGGGCGGTTTTTTATATCAGTTTGACTTTACTTAAGTATAGTGATACACTTGCGCTAGGGAGTTAGTCACTCCCCAGCTTATTTCAGTCACCCTCCCACATTTGGGGTGGCTTTTTGTTTATCATTGCAATACCTGATTAAAGTGATATACTTAACGTAAGGTTGGTACAACGAAAGCACCGCCTGTCATCTTTAGCTGCTCAATTGTGAGCGGCTTTTTATTTTTCAATTAATAGTGAGTTTGACTTTAACTAACCTTAGTGTTATACTTGCTGGACGGAAAGATTAGTTGCTTTCCTTACAGTTCATAAAACCCATGTCGTAATGATGTGGGTTTTATTAATAAATAGGCAGTTTGACATTGAGTATAATTAGTGTTACTATGAGAAAGTAGATTTTGTCATGAGTAAAATGTTTTATAGATTCACTTTTCGCAAAATGAGATTTACAATTTTGTCGAAAGGAAATAAATATTATGGCAAATGGAACAGTAAAATGGTTTAACGCTACTAAAGGATTTGGCTTTATTAGCTCTGAAGATGGACAAGATTTGTTCGCTCACTTCTCAGCAATTCAATCTGATGGATTCAAATCACTTGATGAAGGTCAAAAAGTTGAATTTGATGTTGAAGAAGGTCAACGTGGACTTCAAGCAGTCAATATCACAAAAGCATAA